TCGAGACGCGAGCTCCAGCATAATGCTCATCATCTGCTGGTAGTTCCTGTACACGTTGCGACCGGCCTTGAAGACCGACTCGCCCCAGTCCTTGATCGTGTCGTTAGACATCTCCGACTGTATCATCGGAACCGCGCCCACGACGTTATAGAATATGGGAATGCGGGGGGAGCCGTGTTCCTGCGGCGCCTTCAGCACTCTTGAGGCGGTGACGACCGTGTTGACTTCGTCGTCGTAGAAGTCGTAAACCTCTATTCCCTCGTCGCCCTCGCCGCTTCCCTCACTGTCGAGGTCAACGCCGTACTGCGTTTTGATCTCGTCTCGGGTCTTCTTGAGGCGGTAGCAGGCCCACTCCAGGCCGTCCGCCCCCATCTTCCAGTAGGTGTTGAGAGGGTCCCACGGCGTGATGTCAACGAACGTCGTGTCGTCAGGCCGCTTCACCAGCATGGCCCGCCCAAAGATAAATCCCCGGATAGCCGCGTGGAAAGAGAGTTCGTGCCGAAGGCGGGGCTTCATGAGTCGAATCAACCGCTCGTCTGCGGCGCGGAGTATCCCGAACAGGAACCGCTCTTTTGTGTCGTCAGCCTCGCGCTGTTGGTCCTGGGCGTTTGGGTGTTTGATCTGAAGAATCATCTTGGAATCGATAACAAAGGTGATTATCTTGTCCGCGAACGTCTGGGGCTCTGAAGATGTGTAGTGAGCGTAGCCCTCTTCGGACTCCACTCCGTCGTCGCGCTCGATACCGTTAAAGGGATCGAGCCTGTACAGGGAGTAGTCCTCGTCGAACCTGACCCGCAGCTCCGCTGTCAGGTCGTCCTGAAGTTCCACCGCCCCGGATATTTCCTGTGGGCTGCGAAGAGCCATATTATGCCCTCAGTAACGCGCTTTCTTCCTTGACTTCGTTTTTGGCCTGCGTGCCGTCTTGGACTTGGGCTTTGGGTGCGCCCTGGTGCTTTTGTACGCCCTTGACTTGGTGGTGTGGGGCATATCGCCTCCTTGATGACAAAGGGCTGTCTATCCCCTCTGTTCGGACTGCAACCGTGCAACCGTGCAACCGTAGTCGTTCAGCGCCGCCTGACCGGTATGGACTTTCGGTTAGTGTTCTGTGTGTATCCGAAACGATCGATAAGCCCGTACGTCACGGCCTTTAGGGCGTCGTTGTTCGCGTCTTTCGGCACTCTGCCGACCACGTTGCCCTCTCTGTCGGTTCCCCATCTATACGCCCTTAGCTGGCCGTCGTCCGGGTTGGGAGAGGCGCCGAACTCACTTATGATACCACGGCACTTGGGATCAACGATAAGACGAGGCCCGTGGGTTATCGGGTCTATCTTCAAAAACGACTTCATCCTCTCGATGCCCTCCGGTATCCCCACCTTCCTGGAGGCCATGTGAAGGCCCGTCTGGCTCATCCAGACCTGGTACATCGGCGGCATTCCCTGATGCTGATGCACCGCGATGTCCGCCACTCCGTACTTCGACGGCTCCCTCCACCACTCGCGGTTCATGCAGATAGAGGTTATCTCCTCGGTTATCTTGCCCTTTTCGTATATCTCGTCAAATATCCTGACCTGCCCGTCGATGACGTTGGCGATCTCGACGGCATAGTAACTGCCTGAGTATCCCGGGTCAACCCAGATGTACACCGGCTCCCCTTTGACGCGCTCGACGGACGATATATGGATGTCAGGCCGAAACTCTGGAAACACGAGCCCTCTGGGAGGCACTGGTATGCCCTCGACGCGCTCCATGAAGAAATCGTCCGAGGAGTTTCGCTCGAGGTCAAGTATCTTCGGGTCGTTCCTGCCGCCCGGAAACAGCGAGGAGTTTGCGTACATGGGAAGGCGGAAGGACTTTCTGTCGTCAGCCCCGGACGCCCACTCAGCCGCCAGCATGGGGAACCACCCGACGCTCTCCTCCATAGTCCCTACGTTGAGCAGCCACGCGTTCCTTGGCGTCACGCGCCCCTGCGCCCTCTCGAAGACCGCAACGTCCAACTGCCCCGCCTCGCACAGAATGATGCCGTGGGGGGCGTCCTTGGACATCTTTCTAACGTCCTGCCCGGACTTGGTCTCGATCCTTAGACGAGGATACCTCTCTCCCGGAAACACCACCTCGATCTTGCCCGGATCGATCCTCTTTGTGGCCTGAACGATGCCCCCTCCGAAGATGGCCGTGAAGTCGTCCGATATGTACGAGAACTCCTTTTCCGTCTCCGCGTAGGAGTGCCCGATCAGCCAGTAGAGTATCGGCATTCCCTCGCCGGTGCCCTCGTTCGGGTTCTTCTGCATGTCCGAAGGCCAGCGCTTGAGAAGGAACTTGGACGCCACGACGCTCTTTCCGCCCTGCTCTCCTCCAGTCACCTGAACGAACCTGTGCGATGTGTCTAGGATTTCCCTTTGAAAGTCCGAGTTAGGCTCGAACCCGCACTGCTCGAAAAGAGCCGCTATCTCCGCCGTCTGCTCAGTCATGCATGATCCCTCTTGCTTGCCAGGTAAACCAACTCGTTCCGATGCCTGCGAAGCTCCTTCACAAATGGCCGAAGCCCGGTTTCCGAGTCGTAGCTATAAGGACGGGAAAGGTTCTCCTCTACTCCGGGCTCGATAGAGCCGTATGGGCTGGTCAGGCTATCATCGTCTGGAAAGAATATCTTGATATGGTCTACCTCCCCGTGAGTAGGTTCTCCCCTGACGAACTCAGACACATAAATCCCCATACCGGCCATCCCGGCCAGAACGTCGATCAGCTCGTGAGATATCTTCTGCACTCTATTCTCCTACCAGTGGATTACGTCCTATTCTCGAAACTTTTCATAATCCACTGCCTAAAGGGATTATAAAAGTTTCGGTAGTGCTGCATCACGGCGTTAGGGTTATACCCACCACTGTTGATCTGCCCTAAATCGCCAAGCCCAAAGTCGGCACCCGACTCAAGGGCGTCTCGATCTCTAATCCAGTCTTTTGCCCTCTGAAACGCATTCCACCTACTTTGTTGCTCCAACATGCGCTGGCCCCGCTGACGGCTAAGATCGCTCATCACCTGATCAGCGCGAAACCTTTCATATCCTAGCGCGTCGGGTCGTGTCATATCGACGCCTGTGTTGAGCGGCCCCAACTCACCGAGGCCAAATGGGACGGGTGGCACAACTTGTTTTGGAACTCCCGGGATCGGTGATCTAATAGGTGGCATACTATATCCTCAAATTCCCTACTTTATGTGGCATCCTTCACCTCTCCGGGCAATTCCTTGAACTCCCCGGCAACCTCCAGCTCTTTCTTTTTAGGAATAGCCCTCAATTTAGCTATCAAGTCCTTCGCGCTCGTGTCCGTGACAACGACAGTGTCCTTGTACTTCTCAGGATATGCCCCCTTCAAAGCGAACATCAATAAAATGTCCGACCCCCTATTCCCCTGGGGGTCCTCAAGCCTGGCGATCATCCTGTCCTCCAGAGTCTCGCGCCACCGATGCCTCGACAACTCCCACCTCCCGGCAAACCCCTGAACGTCCTCGCGCCTCCAGACATAAACCCGGCTCCGGGAGCTCCCCGAAGCCTCACAAGCCTTCCCGACAGTCCCGTATTTCTCGTAAGCCTCCAGAAAAGCCGTCTGGGACTCGTACTGAAGGGAATCGATCACCCGCTTGCGCTTCTCGGTCACAGCCATAAGAGAATATCCTTTCGCCAAATCAAGCCCATTATACACACACTCCAAAAACCCGCACCCAAATAACCCAAACTGAAGCCACGCTGAGCGACAAACAACGCCTGCGACACGCTAAGACACCCAGATTTCGCCTTGACATCGCAACAAGACTATAAGCTCGTTATAGCTGCTCATGTCTTTTCGCAATAGTCCTTCCGACCGTCTTCCAGAAACCACCAGTCAGACTGCCACCTATCCTCCCGAATAAACACTCGACGCTCCGCCCCGCATCGAGAGCATATCTGCTCCTTCGGGGACTCCACGCTTTGAGAAATAGGCCTGTGATGAGCGACCGAAACGCCTCTATCGTCAATCCAGGGCATGAACCGCTCTCCTAAAGGCTAAAATACCGCGCTCCCAGTCCTACGATCAAAAAAAAGGCTCCGCGCAGACCGTAAAATCACGCGCAGAGCCTAGACGGAGAACGATCAGCGCCTTTGCGCGTCACAAACACACTCTAACACATCCCCCTCCCAAGAGCCAAAACCCGAAGAACGTGATAAACTGAGAACGCAGAAACAACCCCGAGGCGCAACGCGCCACAACACAGCGCATACGGCCACTAACCCCGGTTAGAGAGGCCTACACCGGACGCTATGCCCGGAAACAGACACCGCAAGGGCTAGCGTAATAGAGTCCAGCGGACGCAAGGACTCGGCGGTATTGGGGCCGCCTAATCAATTCATGTTCAGGACGGGGTCACAGGTAGGCGGAAACCAGAACCACTACAACACTAAACCCCGAAACACCGTCACACCAACACGAAACACAGACACGCCAGCCCCTATGCCCCAAAGAAAACCCCTTTTGTCCCAAACAATCCGTCAGAGGTAGATATATAAGGGACAGCAGGGGACTCAAGCCTTGCCCCGCCCTCCTTTGATACTCTGCTTCTCTGTAACTCTGATACCTAGCGTCCTGTAACCCTGGCGTCCTGTAACGCTGATACCTGTGACGCTGTGACGACGGAGTCCTGTGACGCTGTGTTGCTGTGACGCTGTGACTCCGGGCGTCCTGTGACGCTGATATCTATGACGCTGTGACTCTATGCGTCCTGTGCTATAACTCCGGCGTTCTGTTTTTGTTGGAGATGCTTTGTGTTGTTTCAGATCTTCTCGACACTACAACGCCGGAGAAGATCTCGTCTCATGCCAGCGATACGGCGTCAACCGAGGACTCGTTGCACCGCGGTCCCTAACTCCGGCGTTGTTGCGTTGCGCTCGAGCGCCATAGTTTCAGGACATGAGACTCTGTGCTGGTAGGACTCCGGCGCCAGAGGTCCTGAACACAGGCAGCCGATAAGCAGCCGATCGCCGGGAGCTCCGGCGTCTTGTGTCCTGTGCCTAGTTTCTAGCGTGAGACGGTACATATAAGGATAGTCTTACCTTATACATTGTGGTAGGATGTGATTCTAGGACGGTATTACTAACCCATAATCGAAAGTGAGACAGGCACACATGGCGAACACGTACGTTACCAGAGATTCGGATACGGCGTTTCAGGACGCAATTGATAAAGCGCACCTGAACACAATTCCCGGAAGTATCTTCTATGCCGGGAAGTATATGTATATGTATTCAGACGATATGCATGATTACTTCAAGAGCATAGAATCTCGGCGCTACCTGAAGGTTTCCCGATAATGGGCGCCATACAGTACACAGTCAAGTCCGCGAATGCCATCACGCACAAATTGTCTAAACCGGGAAAGATGCCGGGAAGCGCCTATAACACGCCAGCGCAAGAATGCAACGTGGGCACCCAACTGCGGGATATCATTGGTTCGGTTTGTGAGGACTGCTATGCGTTCGAACGTGGACGCTATCGGTTCGCGAACGTAAAGGATGCGTTGCAACGGCGACTTGCCAGCATTCAAACGCCCAACTGGACGGGCGCGATGGCGTTCCTCATTAACCGCTATGATTCGCGCGGACATTTCCGATGGCATGACTCCGGCGATCTCCAGTCAGCCGAACACCTGCAGAAAATCGCAGACGTTTGCGAATTGACGCCCACCGTCCAACATTGGCTACCTACCAGAGAATATAGAATTGTTCAGGACTGGCAACGCAACGGCGGCGTTATTCCGGAGAATCTAGTCATTCGCTTATCCGCCCATATGGTAGATGGCGCACCGCCCACAGGTTACGGGCTACCTACCAGCACAGTCGTTACCGATGGCACCCAGACATGTCCCGCTTCGAAACAAAACAATCAATGCGGCGAATGCCGCGCTTGCTGGACGCCTAGTGTCCAGAACGTATCTTATCCGAAACACTAACCAACACCATAGCAACGGCGCCCGGTTTCGGGCGCCCGGAGGACACAATAACAATGATGCATGAGAATATCCATATCCAACTCGAGCGCATAGCCAAGACGCTACCAGACCGCACATGCCGGTGTTGCGGTAAAGCAACTACGTTCTGGTCTGCAATGCCGGACGGGCGCCCACTGCATACGCAATGCATGGGCAAGCACGTTCGCCATGCCAAAGGCATACGCGCAACCCGGTGCCGGGAACACGGCGCCGGAAAATAGCGTCTGGCATCGTCCAGTCCGCCGGGACATATACCTCCGGCGGACTCAGCGATCGCAGAGGCACATAATCAAACTGAGGAGCGAAACGATGACAAACACATTCACGATATCGGACATAGGATGCTACCTCGACGGCGCGCGAGGCGTCTATACGGGCGAAGCAATCCAGGAAATGGCGCAGAATGCCGGATGGGACGCCTGGACATATCCCAATTCCGGCGTGCTATCGCCCAATCACGAAGACTGTGACGGCGTAAAGGATGGCGTCGAGGGACACGCTGAAATTGACCACGCGCAATTCTATTCGGAAATATCGGACGATGCCGAAGAATATCTCAATAGCCTGACATCGGACGACGTTTGGTTCGGCTCCTCAGAATCCGGCGATTGGGGACTCTGGCACATATGCGACGCTGACAACAACGCGCCTGAACATTGCAAGGTCTGCGACTACTAACCAATGCGTCTGGAATCGCATCGCTGGCCGGAAACTTCGATCTTCGGCCAGCGCAACGATAGCAGAGGCACATAATCGAAAGTGAGAGAGTGAGACAATGAACGTCAACGTTCGATACGACAACGCCCATTACGGCGATCATGAAACCTACACAACGACCCTGGCCGAATTCCTCGATATGTGGTGGTTCCTAGATGAATCAGACACACTGGCCCGGGACGTGGCAACCGATCTGGAGACCGCCGGAAAATCAATCATCCGCAACGGTCACGCCACAACCACCGTGACGCTTCGCGCCGAACCACAGACGGGTGACACGTTAGAGGACTCCACATGCACAGAGTGCCTCGCCGAAGACGTGACCGTCACATACCAACGCACCGAATCATGGGGGGACTCTAACGCGCCCGTTGGCAAGGTCGAGTTCTGGTTGTGCGGGACGTGCGCGTCATCAGACGATAGGACATAGCCCTGACACGGTTAAGCCAATCGGAACATATCTCCGATTGGCTTGGCGGCGTTAGGGACATAATCGAATGAGGAGCGAAACGTTGTTTAATTCCAAAAACCTGCGAGATATTCAGAACGATATCATGGACGCCATAAGCGAAGTGGAGTCCAAGCACGGCATCACCATCGCGCCGCACGGCGGGACTCAAGGCCACCTCGATGCGACCCTGAAGTTCAAGTTGAGCGCCACGAACGAGGACGGCGAGAACCAAGCCGCTCTCGACTTCAAGCGCTACGCCAATCTCTACGGGATGAAGCCCGAATGGCTTGGCGAGGAGATTCGCAACGGCGGCAAGGTCTACACCATCACCGGATTCTTGCCTAACCGCCGGAAGAACGTGGTCGAGATCACAAACCCTAAAGGCAAGGGATATGTGATCAGCGCCGAAGCCATCGTGACCGCCATGCGCCTCAAGGATTTGGCCTCCTAGCCCCTGCCACCGCCTCGCCAGTCAAGCCAAGGCGTTTGACTGGCGCAACGGTAGAGAGGGACATAATCATCATAGGAGCGAGAACAATGGAAGAGGCAATGAACGAAGTCAGAATCAGCGATGACATGATATTCCTGATGATGGCATGTGACGTGAACAGAGTCATCGGAGATCCCGCATATCAAACTATACTCAAGTTGAGTCCCGAAAATCTGGACGCGCTGGCGCGATTCGCGACCATACTCGCAGACACAAAACGCCGTGCATGTTGGTACTGCAAAGGCGATGCCAACGATAGTCACGGGATAGACCTATCCAACCCGTACCCGTCCAGCGTGGAGATCGGCACGATCTACCGCATCAGCATCTATCCCACGTCCTCTCAGGTGCTTGCCCTGGCGAAGCCTGATCGGTGGCTGATAGTGGATCAGGAATGGCTGGACGAGAACCAAGAGGGCTTCGGGAATGACGTTTGCTATCACGTCACCGATGACGTTCTGACAGTTGATCGGAAGTCCCTGCATACATCGAGGGTCAACTGATGAACACGTTCTACAGCGGCTCGAACCGAATCGCAGACGCAATCGGGCGCCAACAAGATCGCATTGACAAGCTGGTCGAGAGCGGAGTTGACCTGCAAGGCAAGCCGATTGCCGCCACGCTCAAAAGGCTGGACGAGAGTTTTGCCCTGAGCGCAGCCGATCATGCGGCGTTTCAGAACCAACAAGCCAAGGCCAACGCCACCGGGCGGCTCAACACAGATGAGGCTCTTCTGATCTACAACGCGCTTGGCGAGTGGGCGGATGAGTCTAACGGCGGCTGGCAGGCTGGCGTTGGGATAGCCGCCAAGGTTGTGATCACCCAGGTCATGGAGGAGCTACTGAGCGAGGCCATAGCCGCCAAGGCATAGCCCTACCTCCGCATCGTCCTACGGCCATAACAGAGGCCGTAGGACGCAACGGCGATAGGGACTTAATCAGAGGAGGACGATCGATGACCACATATGACAAGCCACAGACTCCGAAGGATGCCCTCATTCTGGCGCTCAGGCTGGCAATAACCGCGCCTACCGAACAAGGCTACAGAGAAGTGGCAGAGATGTTACCCGCACTGGCAGCGGACCTCACAGAACGCGAAATCGAAGAATGCACGGCGATAGCCAAGATACA